TTATGAACCAATACACAAAGTCTTCACAATCGTCGTTGTGAATTCTTGAATTGCCTTTCATTCCAAAATGTATGTCTGTGAAACAAGCGACTTTTTTAAAAAATGCCATTATTTTTTAACTTCCTTATATTTAAGTAGACTGTAATCGGCCTTGCCGGTTTTCTTCATGTGTTTGTTAAACAATGCCATGGATGTTTTTGTTGCCACTTTTACAGGAGCCGCTTCTTTTTTTATTCTCTGTTTTTGTTTTTCTATTTCTTCGCTCATCTGTCGTGTCATTGAAGGCATTAAATTGTTTTGCTCCATGATGTCGTCTCTAATATTTTGATTTTTCTTTTCTACAATTAATATTCTTGTAAAACTGTTTGTAATTGCCGCAGTGTAATATGCAAAAGGATTTTCTGATTTACTTTCATCAAACTGTAAACCTATCTGACTTAATTGCATCAATGCCTGTGATCTCATTTCGTCATTGTATGTGTAACCTCTCCAGTTGGATCTTGTACCATATCTTTCGCAAAGTTTCATATACATTTTAGCAAGTTCGCTAGTAACTTTTCCGTGAGTAAGTGAAAATTGTCCGTTTTTCATACCGCCAGTCCAATGTGATTTTCCTACACAATTAAGTTTGGCTTTGTTGTCTAATCTGTAGTGCTGAAATGGAGGGAAGTTCAACTTCACGTGTCTGTCTGCCACTGTCTTTGGATTTTTCTTTCTACCTGGCTCTTCTGGTATATGATCAAATGTCATTACTCTAAACACTAAATCTGTTTTTTCTATTTTTCGAGGACTAACTTCAAAATCACTCATTTTAAGTTTGTTCTTTTTTCTACCGCCCTGTGCTTTTGCTGTCTCCCATGCTTCTTGTGTTAATCTTTTAGCACGTAATTTTCTTGCTTGGGCAATTGTGTTTCTGTTGATCTTTTTTATGTCTTTCACAATAATGTCATAGTTGCTGTCTTCGGGTGCAACATACGAACAAAATGTGTTTTTGCTTTTGTGTATTTGTTTCAGCAGATCTCTGTTGTTTAAGTAGTTTACTCTCTTCATAATATCCTATAATTTACGTTAGATTGACCACAAACAGGTCTGTTGAAATGTGTTGAAAAATGGGCCTTGTAGTGTATTAAATGCGCCTATTATTTTGCCTATAAATATAGTTAGATTATACAATATTTTTTTATTATGAGCAACCCAAATTACACAGATCAAAACTCAAACACGCTGGGCAAAACAGTTGGTAATACTGCTAAGAACATATTCAATAGAACAATTGGTAGACTGTTCGGGGCAGGACTAAGAAAAGGTGCTGAAAAAGGTTTCTTTGGAGGCAACCCTGGCACTGCACGTTGGACAACAAGAAACGGTGCTACGGACTGGAGAGTCAAATTGACTATGCCACAAGAAAGTCCATTGAATCAAATGTTTTTTGAAGGTAGTAACAAAAACGCAACTGGTGTAACTTACAAACTTTTAAATCCTTTAGCAAATACAGGAGGAATAATTTTCCCAATTACTCCTTCAATAATCATGCAACACACAGCAAACTATTCGCAGTTGGCAACAACACACGCAAACTATCCTTACTATGCATACCAAAATTCTGAACCAGCCAACATGACTATTGTAGCAGAATTTCCTGTGCAGAATTATGAAGATGCGGCCTATTGGGTAGCCACTATTCATTTTTTAAGATCAGTTACTAAAATGTTTTTTGGTGGTGCCGATGCAACAAGAGGAAATCCACCGCCGATTCTAAAATTAAATGGTTACGGTAATCATGTGTTTAAAAATATTCCTGTAATTGTGACTAATTGGACTTGCGAATTAAGATCAGATGTAGATTATATAGCAACTGCTCAAGGCCAGAAAGCAGTCAATCCTGCAGAGTATAAAGCAACGAGATCATCAGGAGAACGAATTCAAACTTTGAACAACACTAGTTCAGTTCCAGAAACATGGGCACCTAGTTTAAGTACAATTACAGTTCAGATACAACCTGTTTACTCAAGAGACACAGTTAAAAACTTTTCTATGGAAAAATTTGTGTCAGGAGAATTGCACAATTTTGGTGGCAATGATAAAAATAATAAACCTGAAGGTATAGGATTCATTTAATGGCTGAATATTCAAACACATCTCCATATTTCAACACTAGACAAAACACTGTCAGTTTGGATTTTTTAGTGCCAAGAACTTTGACTGCGGAGGCAGATGATGTGTCATACACAATTGATCAAATTTATGCATACAGACCAGACTTACTAGCATTTGACTTGTATGGTTCACCGAGGCTTTGGTGGGTGTTTGCTCAAAGAAATCCCGATCAAATTGAAGATCCAATCTATGATTTTGCACCTGGAGTTACAATTCAATTGCCTAAGTTAAGCAATTTGAAAACTGACCTAGGAATATAAAATGGCAAGTATAGATAAACGTAAATCAATCAAAGATTCGATTGCAAGGGCCAAGGCTAATGAAGCGGCCGCACAAAAAAACAACGATGACGCTTTCATAAAAAAAACAAAAATAGAATCTGAAGCAGGTGCTACTCAACAAAAAGCATATGGGTTTGTGCGTGATAATATTTTACACAAATATGCCAGTTACAATTATGTTTTTACTTTAAGTGCTTTAGGCAGAGACGAATTAAACAATCCTAGCAGAATTTTAACAAACACGCCACATGATATAATTGCACGTACTGGAGGTATAGGACCTAGTCAGAAGTTTGGAACAGAAGCACAGGATGATAATCTACTAAAAAAAACTGGTGATGCCGGTATAGCAGAAGAAATTGCCAGACAAAACAAACAAAATAATAAAGAAATAGGCGGAAAAACAGGAGAATTTGCTAAAAAAATATTATCAAAAAATCGAGACATTTATTTTGAAAGGGTAGAAATAACATCTGTGCCTTTCTATAATCAAGAAAGAAAATTAATGAATTTTCAAAAAGTAAACTTTCAATTAAGCGAACCTTTGGGCATATCACTATGGCAAAAAATAAGAGCCGCGGCGGCCAACAATGGATTTAAAAATCATTTACAGGCGCCATTTTTATTGACAGTGGAATTCAAAGGGTATGACAGTTTTGGAAATGAAGTGCCTGAAAACACAGTAAAAAGATTTATGCCGATAACTTTAAGCACTTCTACTATGCAACTTAATGCTGGCGGAGCCACATACGATTTGGATGCTGTACCATGGACTGAATTTGGCAAAAGCAATGCTTTCCTTTTTACCCGAGGATCTGGAGACGTCAAAGGAAAAGGCAGAAAATTAGATTCATATCTACAATATTTTGCTGACAGTTTAAACAAAAATATGCAACAGGAAGTTGACGATGGTCTTAGAGAATATTCCGACACTTATATTATTACCGCGGACAGTCGAATAGGCAAGGGAGAAACAGCACAGTACGGAAATACATATGAATCAATAAGTGATTACGGTGCGCCACAATCCGGTCAAAGCAAAAGGGAACCAAACTTCAAATCTGCAAGTTATAAATCAAATCAGTCTATTGCAAAAATTTTGGAAGATCTTGTAAGACAGTTTGATCAGTATAACGACATAACTGCAATAGCAGAAAAATATTGGAAAGAGATTGAAGCGGCAACGGCATATGACACTAACGAAAAAATGCCATCCCCATGGGTACCATGGTTCAAAATACAAACCACTGTCACTGTGCATAGAGAGTTTGACAAAGTTTTAAACAGCCATAGACGAACAATTCATTATCATGTTGAGCCATTCAACATACATGTTGCCAATTTGGCACGAGCAGGATTAGGAGGTTTTCGTACTTGGTCAGAGTATACAAGGAAAGTATATGACTATATCTATACAGGACGTAATCTTGACATCCTAGATTTTAACATTGAATACAACAGTGCATATGCGTTGTCAACTTTAGTCAATGCTGAAGAAAAACAACCTGGCATAAGCACAGAGTCTCAATCGATTTTTTACAAACTAAAGAGGTTCCTAGGAAGTTTAAGTGGAAAAGACGCCACCGAGGGTGTGTTTCCAGAACCAGACCTACCTGTACAGTCTTTTCCTACAACAAGTAAAACAGAATCAGACTCAGTAATAAAATTGCCAAACCAAACAGAAACACAAGAATTTTATGATTTTATTACAAATCCTCCTGGAGACATGGTTAGATTAGACATGAAAATAATGGGCGATCCAGCATTCATAGGACAGGATATATTTTTACCAATGCCTACTCCACAGGCCAGTGGAACTTACAATAGAACACAAGAAGTTGGGGCAATAAATGGATTCGAATGGGACGACGAAAAAGGCTGTTTCAATTTTGATAGGGCAGAAACATTCGTGAAAATAAATTTTATTTTTCCAAATGACTTCGATGAAAATACAGGACTTCATACGTTCACTCAAGGAGACACTCCACAGTTCACAGGACTATATAGAGTAAACAGAGTTATTAATCTTTTTGAGAATGGACAATTTACACAGAACTTGGAGATGACCAGATATCTAAATCAAAATAATCCTAGCAGTGTTGTGCCACAAAATAAAACAAGTTCAGTAAACAGTGGACAAGTTGAAAATGACAACACAGGAGAGATAAATGTAGGAGGTGAGTCAGCATAATGGCTAGAACACTTCCATATAGTAACACCAAAACAATCGGCAAGGACGAATCATACACTGATATTAATCCAGGTCCGTATGTGGCCACAGTCAAAGACAATGTTGATCCAACAAGAATGGGTAGACTGCGTGTGCAAATTCCACAGATAGGTTCGAACAATCCAGGTGATCCTTTCGACAGTGAATTGATCACAGTTGAGTATGCGCCGCCTTTCTATGGTACAAAAAGCGGTGACGCAATCAACACCACCGACATAACAAATTACGCAAATACACAACACTCTTACGGTATGTGGGCAGTGCCACCGGACATAGATTCCAAAGTGTTAGTGATATTTGCTGAAGGAAAAATCACAAACGGTTATTGGATAGCGTGTGTGCAAGAACCATTTGTCAATAATATGACACCAGGCATAGCAAGTTCCAAAGATACTTACGCTCCTTTAGTTGGAGACACAGACTCAAACAGTGTGGTTGGTGAATATGGCAATGACAATGTGCCTGCAGGAGAAGTAAACAGAGGTGTTTGGTCCACTGCTTCAGTTGGAGGATTTGACAAACTTAAAAAACCTATACATCCATTTGCTGAAAGATTAAAAAATCAAGGATTAATAAAAGATGATGTGCGAGGAAACACAAGTTCTTCAGCGAGGAGAGAAACACCCAGTCATGTGTTTGGTATAAGCACACCTGGTCCAGTAGATAAAAGGTCAAGCAAAAGAGACAAACTAGGACCAAAAGATAAAAAAACAAATGTCAACACCACAAGAAAAACTGGACACACTTTTGTTATGGACGACGGTGACAGCGAAGGTAAAAATCAATTAGTCAGATTAAGAACAGGTTCCGGACATCAATTGTTAATGAGCGATTCAGCAGGAGTAGTTTATCTTGCTAATTCAGACGGTACTGTGTGGATGGAGTTTAGTAACAATGGTATGGTTGATGTTTACGCACAAACAGGATATAACTTGCGTTCAGGTGCTGATATTAATTTTCATGCTGAAGGCAATATTAATATGTACGCAAACAAAAGCGTAAAAATAAAAGCAAATGAAGAATCAGGTACTGTCAGTATAGACGGCTCAAACATTTTAGAATTTGCATCAGAAAATTTAATTAGTCAAGGTAACAATGTTTACAGCAAGGCAACAAAAAATATAATTGCTGATGCTGGTGATAGAAATATACAGCAAGGATCAACCAGAGTTGATCTTATTGGAGGTCAAGTTCACTTTAACAGTTATGGCGTCATTAGCAATCTTGTTACGTCTTTGCAAAGAACATCATTTACACAACCAACAGGCACAGGCACAGCACTGACTTCATATCCAGATGTAACTCTTAAGCCATTAGGTCAAGTATATGAAGTAGACAGAGCACTTCCTGGTATGTCAGGTATGAGAGTGCCAACACACGAACCTTTCTGGGGACACCAAGACAATGCTCCTGCTTTTGGTTCAGTAGGTGGAGACAACACAAACATAGGTACTCCTGGACACATTGAAAATCTTAACAGAAACGCAGACCTAATGAGTATTAGATGGGCACAATATAAAGCGGATCTTGATGCTGAACTAAACAAAAACCCAAACAGCACAGAAAATTCTGTAGCATCATTGTTCAATGCAACTAAATCAAATGACTTTTTAATTGGCGTAGAAAATTATGCAACTTTAGGCACAGCCAGTTTTGAAACTTACAACAAATTGACTTCATCTTATAAAACAGGTAACTCAGACAACATAACAAATGTTTTAGTAAACGAAAGTAATGTGTTGTATACTGTAGGTGCAAACACATTGATAAAAACAACGGGTGCTAATAAAGTAGTAGGAAATTTAAGCAAAACACAATCAACTGTACAAAATGTTGGAACATTATTAACAAAAGGTACAAGTATAACCAACAATGGTATAGTGCCTGGCCTATCCAACGTTGCTAGTTTAAACAATTTAAATAATGTCACTACCACATACAAAAATGTTGTTGGTGGCAAGGTTACCAGCGTGGTACAAACAGCAGAGACAATAAGTACTGTTGCAAAAACTATTAGCACAGTAGGTAAAGTTGCTAGAAGTATAGGAAAATATTTTGGATTTTAATTATGGCATACAATAGTTCATCAGGTGGAGGTAATGACGGATACGTTCAAGGTAGAAGTACCTTTAAAGGATTTAGTTCAAGAGCAGACAAAAGTAATTTTAAACTGTATGACTTTGCACTGATAAGACAGGATTTAATACATAGATTGTCAGTTAGGAAAGGCGAAAGAGTAGAGAATCCAGAATTTGGCACAATTGTATATGATGTGCTGTTTGAACCTTTAACTGACGCTGTAAAACAAGCAGTGGCAGATGATATTACAGCAAATCTCAATGCAGATCCACGTTTACAGACTGAAGAAATAGTGGTAAGTGAGTTTGAGCAAGGCATATCAGTACAGGCAACAATAAGATATGTGCCATACAATGTGGTAGAAAAACTTACATTTAGTTTTGATGAAAATGCCACGCTTCGTCTATCTTAATATACGCACTTAATATAAACCATAAATATCCATACAAACAGTATGGCCACAACAGATAGACAGAACCGACTTTTAGTTGCTGAAGATTGGCGGAAAATTTACACCGCTTTTCAACAAGCAGATTTTAAATCATACGATTTTGAAACCATTAGAAGAACAATGGTTGCTTATCTAAGGGAAAATTATCCTGACGACTTCAATGACTATATAGAATCTTCTGAATATGTTGCACTGTTAGATTTAATTGCCTATGTTGCACAAAGTCTAAGTTTTAGAGTTGATCTTAATGCTAGAGAAAACTTTTTAGAAACTGCGGAAAGAAGAAATTCAGTTTTAAGATTAGCAAGATTAATAAATTACAACGCAAAAAGAAACAAACCTGCTACTGGTTTTTTAAAGTTTGATTCAGTATCAACAACGGAAAATGTTACAGACTCGGCAGGCACAGATTTAACTAACACCACTGTGGTTTGGAATGATGGCACAAATGCAAATTATAGAGAACAATTTGTTAATATTTTAAATGCGGCAAATGTTTCAGGACAATTTTTTGGCAAACCTGCAGAATCAGATACCATCGGTGGAATCAAAACAGAAATATACAACACAAATTCAAACAACACAGACTTACCAATCTTTACATTTAGAAGATCAGTAAGCGGAATAGATAGAACTTTTGAAATTGTGCCTAGCACAATAGAAGCATCAGAAAACATTTATGAAAA